TTACGAAGGTGGTGACGTATTTGGCATGCCATTAGCATCTAATAGTAAAGAAGTTAATAATGAAAATCAAGCTAATGGAGCTGCAAAATAATAAATCAATGGAAACAAGATATTTTAATATTGAATATAAAAGCCTTGAAAATAATGAAATTCAGGGTACAGCATCGTCTTTAAATTCTGCCTATGATATGGGGTATTTTGACGAAGCTATAGATGAACACGCTTTTGATGATGCAGATTTTTCCGAGGCAGCCGCTTTATTTAATCATGACCAAAATATTGTACTTGGTAGGGTTAAAAACAAAACTTTAAAGATTGAGGTAAAAGATAAAAGTCTTGTTTACACTATTAATCCTCCTGAAACATCTGCAGCTAAGGACGTAATGATTTTAATAAACAGAGGTGACATTTATCAATCTTCTTTTGCTTTTTCATTAATGGAAAATGGCGACAGATGGGAAATGAAGGACGGGAGAATGAAAAGAACGATTACAAAGATTAATAAAGTTTACGATGTTAGCCCGGTAACTTACCCAGCTAATCCAAATACTACTGTAGCTTCAAGAAGCATGGAAAGACATATTCAGCAAAATGAAAAAGCGGAATGCAATTTCAATGAGTTTGTTGAATTTTTAAACAATTTAAAAAAATATTAACATGTTAAAATCCGATGAATTAAAGCAGTCGCGTTCCGCTAAAATAGAAGAAATGCGATCTTTAATTTCTGCCATTGAAACATTAGGGGCAAATGCCAACGATGAACAAAGGTCGAAATTAACAACTATTAGGAACGAGGTTACTAATATTGAAAGTGACATTGAAAATCACTTGATGTTAGAAGCCGAAGCCAAAAGAATGGCGGCTCCTGCTACTAGGGGTAACGAAAACAAAGTTAGCGATGAGCAAAGAGTGAAGAAAAATTACTCATTCCTTCGTGCCGCTAACTTAGTAGCCAACAACAAAAACTTAGACGGCTTAGAACTTGAAATGCACCAGGAAGCTGAAAGAGAATTTAAACAGGCTGGTATTTCTGCATCGGGAAATCTTTACATTCCTAAAATGATTGTAAAGAATGAAAAAAGAGATATGACTGTTAGCTCCGCGGCTGGTGGTGGTAACACTGTACCAACTATTTTAGGTGATTTGATTCCATTTCTTGACCCTAGATTAGCGGTTATTCAGGCAGGTGCTACTTTGTTTACTGGCTTAACAGGTAACTTAGATTTTCCTAGAAATGATGCAGCTGCTACTGCGGTTTGGGAAACTGAAAATTCTGCAAACGACGAAACAAGCCCAACTTTTGATAAAATTAGTATGTCGCCTAATCGTTTGGGTGCATTTACTGATATTTCAAAACAGTTGCTTGTTCAATCGTCTATTGACGTGGAAAACTTTGTAAGAAATCGTTTGAGCGAAGCAATTAACAGAGCATTGGATTATGCTTTGATTAATGGCGATAATTCCACACAACCATTTTACGGTATTTTAAATACTGCTGGCATTGGTTCAGTTGCTATTGGTACAGATGGCGGGCCGTTAACTTACAAGCACATTATTGACCTTGAAACTGCTTTAGCTACTGATAATGCTGATTTTGGTACTTTAGCCTACCTAACTACTCCTGGAGTAAGAGGATTTTTAAAGAATACTGAAAAGGCTTCAGGTACTGCCCAGTTTGTTTGGTCAGATGGTGCGCCTCCTGTTGGTCAACAAGGCATTAGAACTGATTTGTTAAATGGGTACCGTGCTTATGTTTCTACGCAAGTTCCAAACAACCTTACTAAAGGTGGTGGTACTAATTTGCATTCAGTAATTTTTGGAAACTTTGCCGAAATGCTTATTGGTCAGTGGGCTGGCTTAGATGTTGTGGTTGATCCTTATTCATCTAGCAAAAACGCATTAGTTACCATTGTAGTTAACTCATGGTGGGATGCTGCGGTACGTCACGCTGCTTCATTTGCAGCTATTAAAGATGCAGATATTACTGGCATATAAAAATTAAAAAAATGAAGAATATTTTAATTGGTTTGTTTGTTTTTGCCGCTATTGGATTGACGGCTTTTGTAAACGACCGAAGCAAAACACTTGATGCAAATTATGATGACGCTTCAAGTACATTTTATAGCTATTCAGTAAGTGACACGATTACTAACACTGAAATAGACACTATTACTATTCCTGTTAGCTTGTTAAGCCCATGGAGCGGTTATTGGTCGATTGTAGCTACTAATTTGTCAGGCACTACTTATATTTTGCCTACTGTCTTACAAGCTGCAAGTTCAACCGATTATACAAGTGTTGCTACATTAGACACTTTAAACGTAAATGGTTTAGTGCAATCTAATGAAGATGCTATAATTGGTGGTACAAAATATAGATTAGTGTTAACTGGTGTTGGTACTCAATCAACCAAATATACTGCCTACTTTGTAGCTAAAAACCCGTAAAATGAAAGTGAGATTTATAAAATCTCCTTCAGGTTCGCCTCATTCCCTTGGATATTTTCAGGGGGATGAGGCAGAACTAAACGAGATTACGGCAAAAGAATTGATTAGGCTAGAAATAGCCATTGAAGTAAATGATAAGCCAAAAGAAATAGAGGCTAAAACAATCATTGAAAATACAAGTAGCACCAAACCAAAAAAAGCTATTAAGAGATGAAACCTTGGAGAGTAACCGTTGACCAGACAAATGAATTATGGACTTTATCCGAAGTCAAAAATTATTTAAAAGTTGAGGATTCAGCGGACGACTCTTTAATCACTACTATTATTAAAGGTGCAAGAGAAGCGGTTGAGGCTAGGCAAAATATTAGCACTTTAAATAAAACAATTGTACAAAGATTAGAAAGATTTCCATCTTCTTATAAAGTTGCTACTGATTACGAAAATGTAATTAAATTATTGGTTTATCCGGTAATTAGCGTTACTTCAATTACCTACTTAGATGAAAATGGAAATACTCAAACATTACCACAAAATTTATATGAAGTTGACACATATAGAGGAATAATAGGTGAAGCAGTTGACCAGGACTTTCCAGATACTTATCTTTCATTGAATGATGTTACGATAACTTATGTGGCAGGATTTGGAACAAGCGCAACAAGCTGCCCGACTGATATTAGAATAGCTATTTTAAAAATGATAGCTAATATTTACGAGAATAGGACTGATAGTGTTTATAAAATGCCAACGGCTTCGGACGTAATGTTAAACAGACACAAATATGACTGGGTATAATAAGAATGAGGTTATTGGTAAAATGAGGGATCGGATTATCCTTCAAAATGTTACAAGAACAAAAACGTTAACAGGTTTTACAACCGAAGCATGGACAAATACTGCTACTATTTGGGCTTATGTGGATAGTAAATTATCGCGCTCAAATGAAACAGTTATTGAGGGTAAAAATACCGTTAAGAATGTTATTGAATTTACCATTCGGTATAATTCAAGTATCACCGAGGAATCAAGAGTTATTTTTAACAACAAAGTATATCAAGTAAAAAATTTAGCTGTAAGTCACGATAAGCGATTCATTGACTTTACAGGTTTTTATTTTGATAGCTACGCAACCGTTTAATTATGTTTATCAAACAATCAAAATTAGATAGACTTAGAAGATTGCAAGGCGATACCCAAAAGAAATTTACTAAAAAGGGTCAATTACTTGCTATTTACAATCTTGCTGAAGCTGTAGTTGAATTAGATAATTTAATGACTAATGTAACTGTTAGCAAAAGAAAAGAAATAGCAAAATCAGCGGAGCCAATAGCTTTAGCGGCTTATAAAAATCAAGTACCTATTTCAAAGAAACCACACAAATATTACGTTAAGGGTGAGGGCTTAGTTTATAATATTATGCCCGGAAACCTAAGACGTTCTATTAAAATTATATCAGACGTAAAAAATTTAAAAAAAGCTACTTCCTCAATAGGGCCTTTATATCAACTACAAGGTAAAGGAGCTACATTAGGAAGCGAAGGTAAGACCGATGGGTTTTATGCGCACATGATTTACGGAAGTACAAAAGCATGGGTAAGGAAGGTAAAAAACAAAGCTGAAAGGGCTAGTCAAATGGCTGTTATTCAAAAGATGTCGCAAGAGGCATTAAGAATGGCAAAACAATATCCTCGTAAATTCTGGGAGCTATGATAGGTAAACTAATATATGCAAGATTGTCAACGGCTTCAAATATTACTGCCATTATTAGCACTAATATCTACCCTGATATTACGCCTCAAAATGTTGATTATCCATTTATTGTTTATTCCATCATTGATAGCAATCCAGTTGATTTTAAAGATGGACAAAGTAATTTAGAAGAAATTGATTTGCAAATAGACGTATATACCCAAAATTACGACACTACTCAAAACCTATCTAATTTAATTAGAAATAGATTGGACAGATTTGTTGGTACGCTTGAGGGTGTTGAGGTGCAAACTATAAAATATGTTAGGCAAAGTTCACAGGTATTTAATGCAGAACTTTCTGTTTATTGGGTCAGTATTGATTTTATGATAAAAATGAAAAGATGAAACTAAGGCTTTTAAAAGAATGGAATGGAAAACAACCGGGTAACACTGGCGTTTTTCTTTCGGAATATGGGGAACAAATGATAAAGGATGGGTTTGCGGAACTACTTGATGAAGATTTTGTAGTAGAAGATATGCCA